TCTTGACACAACAATAGCTCTATGTCATTACCCACTAAAGTAGATTGGTATTGGGCACACGCCTCTTCATAATCCCGAAATACACCTTGTCCCAAACCTAAGTATTGGAGCAACTCTTGTTCTAAATTTGCTAAATCCTCTATTGTACCGTGTGCTTCAAATTCAAACATAGGAAAAATGAGGCAGTGGCGACCCTCGACGGGATTCTTCTCGGCTCGATAACTCGTGGAGAGGCAAAAGAAGCCAGGGGTTTCGGGTTGGGTTAGTAACTCGTGTTCGAGCCACATTTGTCCCGTTTGGGGGAGCGGCCAGACTTGACCTTGATAATTATATGTGCCTAAATTAAAAGGGTCTTCACACGCCGCTAAAATACTTAAACGATTTTGGGTGTGTACTTCCAAAAAACCTCGGCTTTGGAAAAAATGACGTAGCTGATTCGTAACTTGAGTGAACTCTTTCGCCTCTATATGCGGGTAAAAGGACGAATGTAATGAATGTTTAGACATAACTGATTTTGGTTGGTGAAAAAATTAAAATATAATTAAAACAAATTTTTTTGATTTCGTTTTCTCATTTCGCAAATGGGTTGTAGTAAATGCTCATAACCACCAATAGGCTCTCCTATATATTCGTGACAATAAGAGGGTCGACCAAGTCTGTGTGCCGCTCTTTTGTCGGTTTCTTCGGTAATATTGCGCCCCTTTCCGTTATCCGTAGTACCCCTCCATAATTTACTTTTGTTTCTATAAATACCCAAAGCTGGATTTATAGTTTTTGTAAAAATAACACCACCTTCATTTTTAATGATGGCACAAGCAAATTCAGATATTTTAACACCCAACCCCATGCCTTGGAAATCTGGCAATATTACAGTTCTACTTATTGCAAAACCATTAGGACAACCTTTTCTTGGTTGATTTATTATGGCAACAATCCCAATAGGCTTCCCATTCCATTCAAACAGCAAAAACTTACAACTCTTATTGACCTCCTCTGTTAAATAATGATGTTTTTTGAAGAAGTTCCAAGTCTCAGCCTCGACTCGACTAACTTGTAGGGCGATGTGTGGTCTGCCTCGCCGAAGATATTCGTGCCTTTCGAGCACGCCTCCTTTTTGTGGGGAACAAGTCCAATCGGGCATCAGCCACTCCAAGATATCATAGTGGCATGATGCCAAGATAATTTTTTTCCTTTCCCTCCTAATATATTTCTGTAAGGCAAAACTCATCGCCTTGGCTACATCTCTATCCACCACCGAAGTATACTCGTCCACCAAAATAACCCCCTCTTGTGCCGATGCGACCAAGTAGGCTAAGGTGGCTCGATATTGTTCTCCGTTACTCAAGGTATGAAAAGGTCTGAGCCAAGCAGGGACGGAACTTAACCCCATGGAGGTTAGTACCAAGGTCGCCTCTTTGGGCTCTAACCAATCAAAGTTACTAATTAGGGGCTTGTGGGTATCAAATATCGGCTGCTTAAATACCCCGCATTTTTTTAAGATGGTGGTTTTACCACTCCCACTCCCACCTAAAATAACCCCAACATTCCAATCAAAGGAATGGAGGGTTTCTAATTGCATCGGAATCGACACTGAGGTTTCTTCTCGATTCTGTATATCAAAAGCCTCATACACATATTCGGTATACCTATCATTAATAATAGGGGCGGTTAATCTAATTCTCATTTTTTTATTTTTGGTGTTCCAATTGCGAGCCCAACTCGTCGTTTTAACTAATAATCAAAGGTTGTTTTCGCTTGACTCTAGATCATCTTGATACCACAGAATAGAATTGATGGGGTGTGCCAAATTGTCATAAATCTCCCAAGAAAAGAGCAAGGATAGTTGTTGGTGTATGGATATGTCTATAAGGGGGCGCAAAACTTGTATTTGGGAGGGGATGAACCCATTTCCCAATAAACTACATTCTAACCCAAGGTTGATGCGGTCGGATATGGATTCTGTCAATGGGTCGCACCAAATATTCTCGAATTTGTGTTGGATGGATTGGTTTAATATTTTCAACATACAGTAAGAATTGAATTCGAGTTCTGAAAGTTTTACCCCTTTGTCCCATTTTACAGTGTCATTTACAGTATCATTTATCATAGGTGATAGTTGGGTTCTTGGTGGTGGAATGAGGGGGTAAATGAGGGGGTAAATGAGGGGGTATTTTAGGCGTGGCTCGTTACGGGTATATTTGCCTCAAGCGGAACAAAATGCCCCGCTTGAGTTTTTTTTACCCTTGATAAGGTTGGTTTTATTGGATACGCACCCCAAACTCTGTCCACCAATCGCCGTTGAAATTTTGGCTAGGTTGGCGACGGTCACGCATTTCCCACAGTTGGACTTCGGTGTTTAGCGATTCGGGCACAACTTGGCGAGCATCGAGAAATATTGACTTACCGCCTCTCGACCCATTGCCATAGCGTCCTTTCCGCTTTTGAATTGCATATCTACACTACCCACTGTTCCCACCGCAGGGTTAGTCACAATGTAACCCAAAAAGCCTCGACCATCCGAGAAGAGGATAGAATCTTGCTCTCCATGACCTAAATCTACTTGACCTAATGTGATAGCATCTTGTTTGGACATATTCGGGACCATTAAACTCAACTCATCGGCAATTTCCAAATCGGGAGCACCATCCGCTCCTTTTTCTACATACCCACCTTTGATTTCAATAAACCCGTAACCCATGTCTCGGACTCTTTTTTTCAATTCATTAAAGGCATTTCTTTTTTCGGAAGAGGACATAGTGCCCCTTGAAAGGGATAGCATCGCAAAGGGCTTATCCGATTGGATGTGTTGCCACACTCGAGATAGACTACTTTCCATAATCGGGTGATTTTGGTTGGCACTCTCTCGTAAGTATTCTTGGAAAGATGAAACGTAATTTTGCATAACTTTTGTTTTTTTAAGTGTTATAGTGATTTTTTTGTTCTCGGAGGTGTTTCGCCTCACAACACAAAGATAAAAAAGAAATTGGAATTTTTTACTATTTTGACGTTTTTTTTCTTGGGTTGTTTATATTTTCTTTAGCTGTACAAGGGGTGGTGGTCTCGACCCGTTTAGATTTCTATGAGGGTAAAGTTAATTAGTTGATTTGCTTGGAATATTTTGATAGCCTCATACCAAAGTTTATCGGGGACGACCATACACCCCGCCGACCAATTATCGACAAAACTACCCCACCCCGCACGGTGGAAATTAATACCATAATAACCCCTAGTTTTGATAATTTTATCTAAAATGCGGTTTTTATTTCCATCTCGGTAAATTTCGATACTACCCAACTGATAGAAAAAGGGCGCACCCAACCAAAGGGATTTCCAATTTGGGGCAGTTATGAACTTATGCGAGGAAATGACTTGTTGTTCACACGCCACTGCCGAGCCAGTTATCCCACCCACGCTTAGGGGGTTGAAAATATAGAAATCACCAGGGGTGGTGCTACACGGCATAACCATATCGGCAGCCCGATTATTAAAGCGCACCACATAATCCGAAAACTTGTTATCGAAAGTTTGGTCGGTGCGAAGCCAAACAAGGTCGTTGTTTGGCTTCATCCACCCCCTAATGTTCATTTCGATATCGATAAATTGTTTGGTTGCCGATAGTGTCATCGGACCGACAATGCCATCGATTTCTCCCGAGTAATAGCCTTTTTGCTTTAATATTGTTTGGAAGTTTTTCACTTTGGGTTAACGGGTTGTATATTTCAAGTTGTGTGTATCTACTAACAACTTTATTATCCAAAAATCATTAAATGATTAATTAATCATTTTTAGACCATTCTTTTCTAAGAAATCTTTGGGCTCAGCAATTTCCATGGTAGTGAAATCCTTTTTTGCTATAAGCTTATCAGCTTTTTCTTGAGTTACCACCATAGTGCAAAAATAATGTGTCGCAGGCTTTTCTCCCGTTGGGGAAAGTTCAATTTTAAGGATGTTATCATTTTTTTCTTTTGCTCTTGCTTCTGCTACTTTAGAAGCATCACATAATATACATATTCTCATTTTGTTAAGTTTTTATTTTTAAATGTTTAAGCTGTTATATTAATAACATTTAGTCCCCCTATATTATCAATATAACTAAGTTTAATATTTTCAGAGTCATTGTAAAAAATCGTACAGTTAGTTCTCATATTTACTAAAGCGGTGTTTACATCTGTTACTGTTATGATTAAATCAGTACCATCAATTCCTCCAAAATTAGAACCCAAGATGGTAATAGTATCTGCTATTTTATATAATATACCGCCCCCATTAAGCAAAACACTTGTAACTACTCCACCACTTACTGTTATGTCAAATGTCGCACCAACACCCACACCAGAAGTAGAATCTTGTCCAATATTAGAATAGACATTATCTGCCCCACTTGGACCATTAGCACCCCAACCATCTATTACACCTTGATTATCAGTGAAATTTATACTACTCAAATTGTCAACTTTAATATCATTGTATCTAAATTCAAATCCTATAGTATTGTTTGTAAAACCATCGTAGATAATGTTGTCATAGAAAAACTCACCTACGGTATTGTTTTGAAACTTATTTCCAATTTTATTACCTCTTGGTTGGTCAGAAAATATTCCACCAAAACCAAATTTATTGGAGATAACATTGTTTTGGAAAAAACTACCGATTGTATTATACCCAAAGTCATCACCAACTGTATTGTTTTGGAAAGTGCTACCGATTGTATTATAACTAAAATATTCTCCAATATTATTGTCAAAGAAATTATTGCCAATTACATTATCTCTAAATTCAGTTTCACTATTATTCGAAACAAAACCATGCCCGATATTGTTGAAATAAAAATCACCTAATGTAAGATTACCTTTAAAATCATTTCCAATAATATTATCAGAAAAATCATAATTTCCAATGAAATCAGAATCTCCAATTGTATTATTGTTAAAATAATCTAAAATTTGGTTGTCATAGAATTGGTTATAAATAATATTATTATTAAACCCATTTCCTATTTTATTCCCATAGACCGCATCCCAAGTTTGATTTTGATTGTATCCATTAAGGATAACATTTTTATAGAATTCTTTGTAAATTTCATTATTATTAAATTGGTTTCCAATTTGATTGTTTTGGAAATCAAAACCCCAATCGCTATCTATCCAATTATTCCTAAAGTCATTCCCAATTTGGTTTCTATAGAAACTATCACACAAAATAAAATTATCGTTAAAATCATTACCAACGTGATTATCATAGAAATTTGCTGTAATGATATTATTTTCAAAGAAATTTCCAATTACATTGTCATCAAAGTCATCATCAGTAATATTGTTTCGAAAGGCATAACCTATTTGATTAGCAGTGCAATCATCATTGAAGGTATTATTATAAGAACTATCACCAATAGTATTATTTTGATAACCGCCATCTTTGAGAACATTATTTGCTAATAAGAAATCGCCTAAACCATCATTTATAAAATATTTAGCGTGGTCTCCAATATAGGTGTTAATGCAACCATCAGTATCTATTGCCTCAAATGTATAGTAAAGACTAAAATCTAATTGCCCATCAACATTGCTTGGATAATAGCTATCGTAACTATAAGAATTTGTATCAAAAAATTGAAGACCTGCACCAGTTGCAGTAATAGTGTCTCCTGTTACAGTCATAGTAAAATCATCAGTGATGGTCAAAATTGTGTAAAAAGTTTCACTACTATTTCTGATAGCAATAACTTGACCAGGTGTCAGTGCGGTAAAATTTGTCAGTGTTCCAAGTACTGTTCCATCACTTTGTAATTCAACTGTCCCTGGTTGAGGGGATAATCTATCATAAGTTCTTAAACGGTATCTTTTAAATTGAATAGTTCGGTGGTCATAATCCGCACGGTTGCCCCATTCATCAACCCTTTCAGTAATTCTACCAAAAGCGGTATTTCCTGATTCGGTCGTAGAATATGTTACATCGTATTTAATAGTATCATTTGGATAACTAGGTTGAAATGCGTCTAACGCTAAATTGTTTTCCGAAACTGCTAATACTACAATTGGGTCAATTGCGGTAGGGACCCAAGAAGAATTTGATACTGCAATAGGTGTTTTGTATTGGTCATAGTCGGGTTGGTCATAACAAGTTCTAAAATCTGTAATTAGATAATACTGACCAGGAACTAAATTGTTTGACCCAATCAAATTTGTCAGTTCTGTATAGGCAACCTCGGTGAGGTTGTTAACCCAAAGAAGATTGTCATCCATTTCTTCAATGGTGAGTTTCGACCCTTTAGCGTTCGGTCCGAACTGTCTTGTGATGAGTGCCATATGATTCTTCTTTTTTCTGTATATATCAGAATCAAGGGCGCAAAAAAGACGTATTTCGTTATTTAATTATGACTACTTGGTAAATGAACAATAACTGCTCCACCGTCAATCTTTTCATTTGGGCGAAATATTCAATAGCAATAACTTTGTTTTCGGCAACACAAGTAGCAATGTTTTCGGGTTGTGTTTCCTTGGTTTGTAATCCCCATTTTTTGATTGGTGTATATTCAAAATCATCCATAAGCTATTATATTATTTTTTAGTCCCAAGTAAACAAAAGGGGCATTTCCTCTACGGCATCCGATGATTTGGGATGAATTGATGCCTCGGGGTGCTCATGTTTCCAAATAATGAGCATTCGCTCTGCCTCTGTTTTATTGGTATAGGGTATCCATATGTGGACTAATCCATTTTGGGTTAGTTCAACTTTGAGAGGTTCGTTATTTAAGGTTATCATTTCGAATTTTACCAAATGGATATCGAAAGTGCTCCAAAGTCGAACACACCAAATAGTATCGGGGGTGGGCGAGTTCTGTTGCCCCACCATAGTAAAGTTTAAAACTAAACACACGCTTAAAATTAAATATCGCATTAGGTTTGGTTTTGGGTTAAAAGAAAAAAAGTGAGAACCCAAGGATTCTCACTTTTCCGTTTTGGCTAGTCTCGGCTTTTTTGGAACACCTTAGCAAAAGGATTGTACACTGTTTGACAAGTGATTAAACAATCTTCTTGCATCTCCAAAGAAGTGTGGTTTTTGGTTACTAATTTAGATACCCCCGAAACCGCAAAGGTTTCATTAATAGCATCCAATTCAATAACTTGGTTTGCACCTTCGACGAAATGCCCCTCGGTAGAGGTGGGAGCAACATTGATTTTTGACAACATAATTTTAAAATTTTTTTGAAATGAACTAATATTCGTAACGCATTTTAGCAAAGTACTCATCTCCCGTAATGGAGGTCATATCTGCCAAATCCTCGGGTGATAATTTGGATAACTCCCCCTTTCCTTTGGGGGTGAAGACCGTGGAGAAACGCTCCCCTTGTCTCTGTATATATTTAATATGTTTTTTCAATTTTTGAGGAATTCGATATAGGGAGGCAATAGCATCTTTCGCATTGGTGTGGATAGGCTCGACCCCCAAGAAAAACATTCGGTCGGTGCTTGGGCAATAGCATCGAACATACGCCACCTCTTCTCCCATAATCTGACCTCGGTATAAAGTATACACCCCAATATTTTGACCCTTGGTTGTACCCTCTAATAAATCCTCCGATTTTTTATCCACATAGGTATCTACTTGAGTTAAAGAGTTCCCCAAGAAATCTACCACATAATTATCCCCATATAATTCTTGCATCAGCATAATAGCAGTCGACTTAACCTCTTCATTATCTTCTTGGGAAAAATCCGACATAGTATAGGTGTTGCTTTTAATCGCCTCGAATATGGATTTAGGTAGGTTACGACCATTGACGTAATAACACTCAAATTGAGTATGTGGGGTGGAATGTTGCCATTCGATAGCAGCTCCCTCTAAATTATGGAGTAGGTTTTGATTCGACCAGTGGATTTGGGTTGGGTATTTAGATACCACCGCAAAGACCTCATTACAAATGATGTTAAAGATGCCCGATTCTCGTTGGAGGCGGAAACATTCTTGAAAGTCGTCATTAATACTGAGCGGTAAATCAAATTCCTTGCGGATGAACTCATACCAAGTATAGTAACAATCACTATAAACATTCATAGTAAAAATGTAATAGTTGTTGTACTCCTTGAACTTAGACATCTCTTCTTTGGGTGGGAGTAAAGCACCCTCGTAGGTATCTCGCTCCATTAGTTCGGGATTGGTTTCCAACTGATTCTTAATCCAATTGTACATGAGTTGGGTTTCGAACGGATTCTCCGCCGCAAAAATCCATTTGGGTGGTTGATTCCCAATGTATTTATAATTCCAATCCACACAAGCTTTAGCTTTTTCTAAAGAGAAGCGACGATAACGCCCGCCATCGGAAACCCCTTCTAAGGCACGGGCTTGGTATTCGGGAATTTTGGCTTTGATTTCGGGTGTAAAATCGGCAAGTGTTTTCATACTTTTGACTTAGTTTTATAATGATTAAATTTAATATGTTTTATTTTGGAACAAATTTCGTATAGTTCATTTTGGGCATAGAGGTCGCACCAAGAATCTAAAAAATGACTCATTTCTTTTTTGGATAAAGTCCGCTCTCCAATTAAAATCCTCTGCGGTTTTTGACTCCATTCCTCCCAACTGAGGGTTCTATTTTGTTCGACATCAAATAAGATAGCCCGTAGTAGTTCTAAGTGGGGGTTTGTGTTTATCCGTTCTTTGGATTTAGTTCTTCTTCGCATCCGCATTAACTTTAAATGGTATGGGTTAAAATACTATCTAGGGTTTGATGGAAAACTTTATGTTCCGTATCTTGGGTGTGCGATATGTACCATTCCCCAGTTAGTGAAAATAAGTAAGCATATCGAATTGCTATACTATCTTGGGGTATTTGTAGAAACATAGCCACCGAAGAGTGTTTTTGTTGTTTTAACTCAATACCTCGGTCTCGGTGGAACGCAATTGTGCAATTTGCTTGGGGTCGAGAAAAAGTGTGAGTTTTGTGTTTAATCGGATAAAGTTCGGGGCATAAAACACTAATATCACCTAAGGCAATCAACGCCTCTACCTTTGCTCGATTTTGATAATGGGTTTGTAGAATACGACCCACACCTTTGGGTTGCCCGTCAAAATGGCAGTAAATAGAAGTGACCGTAGCGTCTATATTTTCAATCCCAATTCTTGAATTTGTTGACATACTTTTTTTATTGCCCTACAAAGTTAAAACAAAAAAAGATAATTCCAAAAAAAAGAGAATATTTTTTCAAGGAATTGGTAAATATTTTTTCCTATCCACCCCGATAATAGCGGCATCAAAACCATCGGCAACTAAAAAATCATCCTCGTATCGGTCTAAAATTTGCTCTAACATCTATTCTTGATTTATTGGGGTTTCGGTTTTAGAACTGCTTTTGGGGGAACACCCCAACCAAAAAGTGGTTGCGAATAAATGTCGCCTCCATTTAGGGACTTTAAATTCCATTAGGGTGGTTTTTAAAATTTGCTCCATGACCTCTCGCTCACACACATAGTCCATAAAGGGGATTACCTTTTCCCCTCGCTCATTAATAGTAGCGTTAGCTAACAGTTCATCCCAATCACCACTCGGGGTGCTTGCTTTGAACGCCCGACGATAAATTTCGTGGAGGATAAACTCATCCGTATTCTTCTTCTGTCTGCCCATAATAAAAGTCGTTTAATGTTTTTTGTATATATATTTGTCCCCTCTCCGCAAGCTCCATAAAGATAATTTTCTCCTCCGCCGTTAGTTCGAAAACTCGATTCCCAACAAACTCTAAATCGGGGGACATCTCATCGTGGTCGATGTTATTCCAACTTGCTAACATATAACAAGTCTCGGGTTTATCGAAAAACTTTATACTAATATTAATGGAATCTATAGAAACAAAGTCACCTTTAATCTCGTACCCATTAGCCAAATACTCGTCGAGCTTTCCGTAGTAATGATTTGCCTCCCAATAAAGGATTTCAAAAAAACTGAATGGGGGTATCTTTAAGTGCCTTTGTAGGGGCTTTGGTACACCATCTTCCATATAAAAATTAGTGGCGGAAATAGACCCCTTTCTTTCCATATAAGGCATCCATTTAAGGCTATCAAAATTGTGTAAGCGTCCCATACTTAATTATTATTTGAGGATATGTATAGCAAATCTCTTCGTTCCAATACTTGTTTTAAGGTCGCCACTATGATACCATCCAAAGTTATCGTTTGGGCACTAATAGTGATGAAATCCACATTAGCATCCACCACAACCACCTCAGTACCTACGGGAATCCGATGGTATGATTGTGGGAAATTAGTGATTAAGTCATGAACGGATTCGGCATAGCCGCCAATAACTTGGCAGACATTACCCACCCCAATAGGGCAAGTGTTTAAAACCTCATAAGAGGTGATTTCATTTTTGGTCATACGAGTTATTATGAATGGCTTCTAAAAGATGTTTGGCTCGCTCAAAGTTTTCCATTTCAATAGAAAAATCATCCCCGATGATAATTAGACACCCCCGCTGCATTAAGGTTCGCTCCCGAACAAACTGGGGGTGTAGGACAACCGCATCGATTCGTTTCGGGGTGGCGGTGTTTGGGCGAAATATTATTTTCTCCACCCCCGCTTTGGCTTCGTAAACTATCATTTTAATTTAGGTTAGGGTTATTGGGTAATTGCACCCAAGAACAAATAGAGGCGATAACTTGCACTTCGAATTTGAGTTGCTCCTCGGTCTTGGAATCGGACTGCCTATCCCAAAAAATAATATCAAATGCAGAAACCGTTTCTTCGGTATCGGCAAAGCCGTTTTGATAAATTAACACTGTTGCCGTAATAGTTCCCATAATTCCCATAGGTTATGTTTGTTAAAGATGGATAGGTTTTCGAGCCACCCCAACCTATTATATGTATCGGTTGACGGGGTATTAAAGGCAAAGATAAAATAAAAAAAGTGAAAATTCAAAAGAAACTCCACTTTTTTTATTTATTGTTTTTTCGTTTGGGTTCTTGGTGCTAAACTATTTCATAATGCTCCAAAACCAAATGACCATATTGTTTGGATTGGCTCATTTCATCCAAACGGCTAATGGCTTCTTTTTGGTCGTATATAAAACAAGCCGCACTACACTCATTTTGTACATTTCCACCGCTGTCGATGAATTTATCTCCTTGTTCCGTGCGTTGGCAAATCACATATGCCATTTTTCGGGTTTCTTTAATTAGTTTCATTGTTTATGATATTTGGTTTAAAGTTACAAATAATAATGTTTGTGGTAACACCCTCTAATTGAGCTAAATGTTGATAGGTTTGGAGAACTTTATCTAAGGTTAGGGTGGGGTGTTTATTACCTACCACTACTATGTCGGCTACTAAAATACCATACATATAATCCAAATCTACGTAATCCGCTTCCTCGCCTTCTTCATCCATATCCAAGGCATCAGTTTCAAAAACCGAGAGGTCTTGGCGATTTAATAACGAGCCTATGTAGGATTTACCCACTCCCGATTCCCCGCTAAAAAAATAAACATTAGGTTTGTCTAGGAGTCTTTCCGTTTTGGGGGAAATAAATAGGGTGTTTAAATTCTCTCGGTGAAAGACCGCCCCCCTAGGGTAGTACACATCACCCCCCGTTCCGCTACTCCAAATCAAACTGCCCTCCTCATCTAATAAATAGTTAGATTCCCCAAAGCACACGAGTTCTACGGGGATGTGCTTGATGGGGAGGAAATGACAATCCTTACTTTGATTGTACCCTATCTCGGTAACCACACAATCCCCAAAAGATGCCGAACACCACCCCGAACCACAACTACCGTGTCTAGGTTGGAAACGAACACTGATATATTTTTGCCAAACGTAATTTTTAGGTTCTTTTAACTTACCCTTTATAATAAATTCATAATCGGTAACGTTTCGAAACCCATAACCCGACTGACCCGATACCCGATGCCACTTATTCATCCCCACAATCGACCAATCAACTTGTTCTATGGGCAAATCTGTTACATGATTTAGATATCTTAAATATTCGGGCTTCTCGCAATAATTGGTTTCGAGAAATAACTCCAAACCTCGTATCCCATAAAAACCAAACTTAAGGCACAAGTTATCCCCAATATAATTGGTAATTAATTCCTCATCCGAGTAAAAATCTTCTCGATTGAAGTCACTCCCAAAGGTGTTTTGGTGATAGGTCGCCCAAAATTCCCGTTCCCTTTCGGGATGTTTTGAGATAAAATTAATATACAGCTGCTTGGCTATTTCAATGTTGTCACCACCCGCTGTTAATAACTGAGCCACGGAATGGATATGCTCTTGGGTAAAATCACTCATTGTTTTATTTTAGATGTATGGGGTGACGGAATAAAAACTAAAACGTGCGTCCATGATACAGCACCTCTTCGTCAATTGAGTATGGGGAGACAGTTTTAACTATCTTTGCCTCACCCGAGCCTAATATAGACTCATACACCAAAAACTTACTTTGAGGTGTGGCGGGGATAACACGGTCTATTTTATCTAATACATCCTCCAAAAAGTTAAAAACACCTAAAACTTGGAATAGGTTCGCCACCTCATCAATTTCTTGCAAGATAAAAAATTTAGTTTTCATGAGCAGTGTTTTTTACATTTCTTTGATAAAGGCATCAATGTTGGTAGCTAATAGGGTTTCTTCCCTTAATTGCACCCCTTTTATGGTAGTTAATCGATATTTAATGATAGTGGAATCCATACTGTAGTCTACGGTAATACCCGAAACCACCCCTTTGTAGACCGCACCACCCTCCAAGTAAAAAACCACGGTGTCCAAATCATATTTAGTGTCTATCGTCATAGCTTTTTTCTGTATATATCATTAAAGGAGACCGCTATCTAAGAAAGAATAATATCCGTTCGAAGTAACAATCAAGTGGTCGGAAACTTTGATATCAAGTAGGGCTAAACCGTTTTTAATTTTTTCGGTCAGTTCTTTATCGGCATCGCTTGGGTTTAAATTACCCGTTGGGTGGTTGTGTACCAAAACACACTTTATGGCTAAAGCATCAAGGGCGTATTTGGCAACCAATCGAATATCGACCGTAGTGCAGTTTATCGAACCTTGACTGATTTTTGCCCAACCCACAGCCTCCATAGCTGAGTTGAAAGCCACCAAGAAAAACGATTCGTAAACATCGATGTCCTCCCCATAAAATTGTTTAGCTAACTCATAGACATCCCTAGAGGATTTCACCTTGACGGGAATAATCGAAGAGGGGTTTTTCTTAATAGTGTACAAAGGTAGATTTTCCATAATTGATAATTTTGATTGTTTCTCCCAACACTACAAAGATAACACAAAAATCATTAAAACCAAAAAAATAAGGGTTGATTTTGCCATATATTTCTTATTTTTTACCCTAACGCCACCCCCTCTAAATACTTCATAAAATCATTTAAATCCAACCAAGTATCTCCGTTAGATATGGGGTGACACCCCCAAGTCAGTTCGGTGGCTATGACCACACAGCCATTGGGTACACCTAAGCTATTTACCTCGCCTACATACCCAAGATTTGATTGGTATTTAGGAATCCAAGCCCGAAGACCCAAATGATTCCCACACAACTCTATCAAATAACCTTGTTTGTTTTGTCCTACCCCCCACTCAGCCCTCCACCCCCTATGGCACAAGAGGTTTGTGACTACTTCCGAAAGGGGCGTGTGAGTTAAATGCTTAGTTTCCTCAATCGTCATGCTGAACCCTCTTTAATCGCTTATAAGTTTTTTTACTTACATGGACTTTATGGTTGGTGGAAAACCCATGCGGGTGTTGTTCCAAGTATACCATTCGAGCCCCCGCACCGAGAGCGGAAATCATTCTTTTAGTGGTTTTTGACTGTTTCATCGCATTCTTTTTTTGATACCCAAAGTTAATACAAAAAAAGGTCATTTCCAAAAAATACCCTATGTATTTAATAAATTAATGGTAGTATGCCTCATACCCCTCTCGTTTATTTACCAAGGCGGACATCAAATCCCCCCAAGCTCGATTAGTGAAATTCAAAATACGCCCATCGGAAAAATAAAAATTCCATTTATCGGTAATCTCACTAGCGGGCTTCCCAACCCACCCCCTATCCAAAATGGCTTTTTTTATCAAGTGTAAATGAATCAGAATATCTGAGGGCATTAAATCCAAATACTCCTCCCAAGACGGGTGGAACTTATTCACCCCCGACATCGATTTAAGATACTCAATGGCACTCTCATCTATTTTTTGATTAGACACTCGAAGACTTAAATCGCCAATT